TATTAAGTATCACTGGCCCAATGGAATTAACACACTTTTGTTATGATGCATCATCAGATGAACAGTTAATTTTTAAGTCACCACAAACAGTAAGAAATTCTATCAACAAAGCAATTAAGAATATGCTAGTGATAAAAGAGAATGATGATAAGAAGATCATTAAACTCAACCCTGCATTAATGATACAAACAGAAGGAGATGTATTACTAGACTATAAATTTTTAGGAAGATGATACCAAGAAAACCTAAAGATCTATATAAGCAAGTTGCTGAGGATATGAATATATCAGAAACTCTTGTAGATAACTTTATGACCTTTTACTATAAAGAAGTCAGAAAAAATCTTACAGAGTTAAAATACTCAAAGATAAACTTAGATGGTTTAGGTGTAATGACTGTAAAACCAAAAACAGTAGAAGGTTTAATTAATAAATATACATGTAGATTTAAAAAATTAAACACTGATACATTTACAAGTTATTTTAATAAAAAAAGAATTGAGACTAAACTTGACCGTTTAAATTATATTAAGGGTATCTTAGATCAGGAAAAACAATTAAAGGAAAAATTTTTAAAAAGCAAACAAGATGGGAAAGCTGGGAAAGATTTGGGAGAATAGAAAGCAAATCATGGAGGGTTTAAAAAACTCTATCATAAGAGATGCCTTTGTAGAAAAGGTAGCAGCAGAAAGACGTGAGGTATGTAATGTATGTCCAAGAAAAGATGATGAAGGTACAACCTGTGTTATGAAAGGTACACAACCATGTTGTAATTTATGTGGATGTTCATTATCATTTAAAACAAGATCATTATCATCTGAGTGTCCAGATAAAAGATGGTATGCAGTTCTTACAGAAGAAGAGGAAGATAAACTTAATTCATTATGAGTATGGGAACTATTGCACATTTAACAACAGCACAAGGTCTTTGTATACCTAATACTACTCATATTGGTAGTAATGGTATGGATTTAGGTAGTACACTTACTACTACATCAACTACATTTGCAATGGGTGGTAGTAATATTACTCCACCTTCATATTCATATCTTGATAAACTTGAGTTAAAAATGTATAAGCAGAGTATACGTATTATTCAACTTGAGAATAAACTAGATTCAGAAGAGTGTGAGAATTTAAAAAAGATGCTAGAGTCAAATGATGAAGCATCTGTAATATTAGCTAAAGAAATAATAGATAATCTTGAGACAGCATGAGTATAGTATTTAAAGCAGATGATCATAGTTATACTAGCATTGAAGGTGAAGAACAAATTCAATGGACCAGTGTAACAAGTCTTATATCAAAAATGAAAAAGCATTTTGATAAAGAGGCAGTAGCTAAAAAGGTTACTAAAAATTCTAAGTCTAAATGGTTTGGATTAGATCCTAAAGCTGTAATACAAATTTGGGATAATGAAGCATTAAGAGCTACTACATTAGGTACATACTACCATAATCAGAGAGAGTCAGATCTATGCAGTTTATCTTCATTGGAAGTTGATGGTGTCATTATTCCTATTGTACCTCCAGTACCTGAGATTAATAATTTAAAACATGCACCTTCACAAAAACTAGATCCAGGAGTATATCCTGAGCATATGGTATTTTTGAAATCAGTAGGGATATGTGGTCAATCAGATTTGGTAGAAGTAGTAAATGACAAGATAAACATTATAGACTACAAGACTAATAAGAAGATAGATACAGAATCTTATAAAAACTGGGATGGTATTAGTGATAAACTACAACATCCAGTATCACATTTAGATGACTGTAATTTTAATCACTATGCATTACAATTAAGTATTTACATGTATATTATGTTAAAGCACAATCCTAAACTAAAACCAGGAAAGATGTTTATACATCATGTACTATTTGAATTAGAAGGTGAAGATAATAATGGTTATCCTATTACCAAATATGATGACGGAGGTGATCCAGTTATCAAACAAGTAATACCAATGGAGATGCCATATTTAAAAGAAGAAGTAATAGCAATTTTAAAAAATTTATAAGATGGTACATGTTTGTAATGGTGTATTGGAAAATACAAGATTGAATGAGATAACAGGATCAGAGCACTTAGTATTTGTACCTACGTGTATTGATCTAGATTATATAGTTAGTATAAGACAATCAGTAAACAATGATAGTGAACCAGAAGAGTATACAGTATTATATACAGATATGGGCACTACTTATTGTATAGATACACCTTATGAAGAATTTCTTGATATATTTATAAAATCTAAAGCAGTAAAAAATGTACACTAAACTATTTGATATTGATAATGGAGTTGTTATACCAACTGAACATTGTTATACATTAGGTACTCTTAAAAATATAATGGATAAATATCCTGATAATTATCTTAAAATATATCAGTATTTATTTTATATGACTTGTCCTAGTCCAGATTCTAATCCATTTTTTCATACACCAGAAATAGATAAAGAAGAGATTGTACTACAAGAGATAGAAGCAGATTTCTCAACAGAAGATGAAGCAATTAGAAGAGCAAGAATGTTTTGTGATGATATGTATAGTACTGCAACATCTAGAGCATACAAAGGTATGGCATCTATGTTAGATAGATTAGCTAGATACATGGAGACTACACCAATTACTGCAGGTAGAGATGGAAATATAAACTCATTAGTAGCAGCAGCTAAAAACTTTGACCAGATAAGATTATCTTTCAAAGGTGTATATAAAGATTTACAAGATGAGCAATCTAGTAAAGTAAGAGGTGGAATTGGTTTATCTTATGATAGTTAATTATGGAAAACATATATACAAATATACCAACCTGGGATAATGGTACATGGACTACTACATCTTTTGATAGTAGAAAAGATTTTGGTGATTATGTAAAGTCAATATTTAAAGAACCAGGTGAGTATGCATTTGATGATAATACTAATACCATATTTAATTCTGAGTCTACAAGATTCAACAGGGATAAAGTATATTGTGTAGCTCCATTTAAATCTAAGGATTTTATTAAATACTGGGATGACCAGAAAGCTAAATGTAGATTAGGTGTAATAGTAAGATCAAAAGATAAGTCTTGGTATCTTACTAGAGATTATTACATGTGGTTAAACTTCTTACCTATCTTTGATAAGGAGGAGCAAAAGTTTGGATTTGCAAAAATAAGAGATGCTCAATATCACATGGCGTTATATGAAATACTTGCAGAGATAAACTACATGCACGTGGCTATTCTTAAAAAACGTCAGATAGCATCATCATACTTTCATGCAGGTAAACTTATTAATCAGTTATGGTTTGAAGCAGGGGTTACTCTAAAGATGGGTGCCTCCCTGAAAGATTACATTAATGAGAAAGGTACATGGAAATTCTTATCTGAATATGCAGCATTCTTAAATGAGCACACGGCCTGGTATAGACCTATGTCTCCAGACAAGGTGATGATGTGGCAACAAAAGATTGAGATAAGAAAAGGTGATAGAAAAGCTGAAGTAGGACTTAAAGGTACTATGCAAGGTATGTCATTTGAAAAAGATCCAACAAATGGTGTAGGGGGTCCGGTTAAGTTCTTCTTTCATGAGGAAGCAGGAATTGCTCCTAAGATGGATACAACATTTGGATATATTAAACCAGCACTTAAATCTGGTATGATAACTACTGGTTTATTTATAGCAGCAGGATCAGTTGGGGATTTGGATCAATGCGGTCCATTAAAGAAAATGATACTTGATCCTACTAGTAATGATATCTATCCTGTTGATACTAATCTTATAGATAAGGATGGTACAATTGGTCAGTCAGGATTATTTATACCTGAGCAATGGTCAATGCCACCTTATATAGATGATTATGGTAATTCACTTGTTGAAGAAGCATTAGTAGCATTAGATGAATACTTTGAAGAGATAAAGAGAAACAAGGAAGCTAAAGATTATCAACTTGAGGTTTCTCAGCATCCACGAAATATAGAAGAGGCATTTGCATTTAGAAAAGCTGCTAAGTTTCCTCCTCACTTAGTTAATGCACAGATAAGAAGAATAGAAGAAAAAGAATATTCATCAGAGCACTTAGATATATCTAGAGATGAAACAGGTAAAGTTAAAGTAAAATCTACAAGTAAATTACCCATATCAGAGTTTCCTATATCTAAAAAGACTGAAGATAAAACTGGTACATTAGTAGTATGGGAAAGACCAGTACCAGATCCTACATATGGAATGTACTATGCAAGTATTGACCCGGTTGCAGAGGGTAAGACAACTACCTCAGAATCACTATGTTCTATATATGTAATGAAAGCACCGGTTGAAGTGACTAAGATTACTAATGGTGAACCTGAGACATTTATAGAAAGAGATAAAATTGTAGCAGCATGGTGCGGAAGATTTGATGATATCAATAAAACACATGAGAGACTAGAACTTATTATTGAATGGTATAATGCCTTTACAATTGTAGAGAACAATATCTCACAGTTTATTAATCATATGCTAGCTAGAAAGAAACAAAGATATCTAGTACCAAGAAACCAAATAGTATTCTTAAAAGATGTAGGAGCTAATGCTAATGTATTCCAAGAGTATGGATGGAGAAATACAGGTGTACTATTCAAGAATCATATGATCAGTTATACTCAAGATTTTTTATCTGAAGAGATAGATCATATACAGAAAGATGATGGTACTACTGTTAAGATACATTATGGGGTAGAAAGGATTCCAGACATCATGTTACTTAAAGAGATGCAAGCTTATCAAGACGGGCTCAACGTGGATAGACTTGTAGCTTTTGCTGCATTAGTGTCTTTCTTAAAAATTCAACAAGCAAATATAGGTTATGCTAAGAGAGTTGTTATGGATGATGCAAGTTTAAAATTGGATAAGTCAAAAAATTTGTATAAATTAAAGAGTAGTCCTTTTAGACATATGGGAAGAAGTGGATTGGGTGAAAATAAAAAATTAAATAGATCACCATTTAAAAATTTAAAATAAAAAGATATGCAAGTATATAATGCCCTTCAGCTCAAAAAAGGAGCTAAAACTGAACACAATAGACTAGGTAGTATTACGCAACCCTTACAATTTATCCCTAAAAAAGAAAAGGATGACAAATGGGCTGCTTGGAATCTTGACTGGTTAGAGTGGAATGGTCTTAAACAGATTAAAAGAAATGCCCGTAGGTTAATGAAAAACTATAAGTTAGCTAAAGGTGTTATTGATAAAACTGATTACATAGTTGAAGAAGATAATGACTACAGAGATATTATAGAGACACTTACTAAAGAAGATGCATCAGCACTTGAGTTAAAGTTTTATCCAATTATCCCTAATGTTATTAATGTTCTTGTAGCTGAGTTTGCTAAAAGAGCAAGTAAGTTATCTTACCGTGCAGTTGATGAAGGGTCTTATAATGAGATGATGGAGCAAAAAAGACAAATGGTAGAAGATGTACTTATGTCTGATGCAAGCATGAAGATTGTTGCTGCAATGGTAGAACAAGGATTAGATCCTGAATCTGAAGAGGCACAACAACAACTCGCACCAGATAAACTTAAATCATTACCAGAGATTGAACAATTCTTTAAAAAAGATTACAGATCAATGGTTGAACAGTGGGCTACTCACCAACATGAAGTAGATGTTGAAAGATTTAGAATGGATGAGTTAGAAGAAAGAGGATTCAGAGATATGCTTATTACAGATAGAGAGTTCTGGCATATGCGTATGATGGAAGATGACTATGATGTTGAATTATGGAATCCTGTACTTACATTCTATCACAAATCTCCTGATGCTAGATATATATCTCAATCTAACTGGGTTGGTAAAACAGACATGCTTACAGTAGCGGATGTTATTGATAAATACGGATATATGATGAATGAGGATCAGATGGCATCACTTGAAGCTATCTATCCAATTAGATCTGCGGGATATAATATTGGTGGTACACAGAATGACGGATCATTTTATGATGCTACTAAATCACATGAGTGGAATACTAATATGCCTTCATTAGGATTTAGACAATATTCTACTGCAGCAGCAAATAGTATATTCAATGGTGGAGATATAGTTAACTATATTCTTAGAGAAGGTGAAGATTATTATGATCAAGGTACAGCATATTTATTAAGAGTAACAACTGGATACTGGAAATCACAAAGAAAAGTAGGTCATTTAACTAAAGTTACTGACTCAGGTGAAGTAATAACAGAGATTATTACAGAAGACTATAAAGTAACTGATAATCCTATATATGATACAAGACTCTTTAAAAATAAAACTAAAGATAATCTAGTATATGGAGAGCACATTGATTGGATATGGATTAATGAAGTATGGGGTGGTGTAAAAGTTGGACCAAATATTCCATCATTCTGGGGTATGAATAATCCTGGTGGATTTACTCCTTTATATATTGGTATTGATAAACAAAACATAGGACCATTAAGATTTCAATTTAAAGGTGATAACTCTATCTACGGATGTAAACTACCAGTAGAGGGTGCAGTATTCTCAGATAGAAATACTAAGTCAACTGCATTGATTGATTTAATGAAACCATTCCAGATAGGATACAATATTGTTAATAACCAAATAGCAGATATCTTAGTAGATGAACTAGGTACAGTAATCTTACTTGATCAGAATGCTTTACCAAGACACTCAATGGGAGAAGATTGGGGTAAGAACAATTTAGCTAAAGCATATGTAGCAATGAAGAATTTTCAGATGCTCCCTTTAGATACCAGTATTACTAATACAGAGAATGCTTTAAACTTCCAGCATTTCCAGAAACTAGATCTAGAACAAACTAGCAGGTTGATGTCAAGAATACAATTAGCTACATATATGAAACAACAAGCATATGAAGTTATAGGTATTAATCCACAAAGAATGGGTCAACAACTTTCTCAACAAACTGCAACAGGTGTAGAACAAGCTGTAGGTGCATCTTATGCACAGACTGAAATGTATTTCATACAACACTCAGATTATTTAATGCCTAGAGTACATCAGATGAGAACTGACTTAGCTCAATTCTATCACTCTACTAAACCATCTTCAAGATTAACTTATGTTACTGCAGCTGATGAGAAAGTAAACTTCCAGATCAATGGTACAGATTTACTTATGAGAGATTTAAACATATTTGCAACTACTAAAGCTAATTACAGAGCAGTATTAGAACAGTTAAAAAATATGGCATTAAATAATAACACTACTGGTGCTTCTATCTATGACTTAGGTAAGTTAGTTCAATCAGAAAGTATTGCTGAATTAAATACAGTACTTAAAGATTCTGAGCAAAAAATCAAAGCACAGAAAGATCAAGAGATGCAACATCAACAACAAATGCAAGAACAGCAATTACAAGCTAATGCTCAAGCAGAAAAACTTAAAGCTGATCACACAGATCTTCAAGCAGAAAAAGATAGACAAAGAGATATACTTGTTGCTGAAATTAGAGCAGCTGGATTTGGTGCTACTCAAGATATTAATCAAAATCAAGTATCTGACTTTACTGATAGCATGAGAGATATACAAAAGTCTGAACAATTTACAAGTCAGATGAGTTTAGAAAGACAAAAAGAGTCTAATAGACAAGCAAATGATTCTCAAAAAGCACAACTTGAAAGAGAAAAACTACAAGTTCAACAGTCTATTGCAGATAAGCAACTACAAATTGCAAGAGAAAATAAGAACAAATTTGATACAAAAAGTAAAACTGATAATAAGAAGAAATAACACTTAGCTATATAATGCTGAAAATGAAAAAATAAAATCTGCATATTTTAAATTTAAGAAGTTTATTTGTAAAAAAAATAGTTATATTATTTATAGTAACATAAAGACCAACATATGAATACTGATGAGCAAACAACACAAGACAACACTTCCATTTCACAGGTAGATGTAAACTTGGATGAATTATTTGGAATGCCTGGAGCGGATAACGTGATGCTACCAGAAGAGGAAGAAGAGAAAAAGTCTCTTTTTTCTAAAGATGCAAAACCTGATTATGAGTTCCTTGATAGTAAAACTGGTGTAACAACTAAACAAGATACAGCAGAGCAAATTATTACTAAGGAAGAAGTTCAAGAGACAATTGATGAATTGGATGGACTTATTGCTCAGGAAGAAGAAGCAGGTAATAAAGGTAGACCTAAAGTAGATAAGTCAGGTTTATTTGAGTTAGCTTCTAAGATGATTGAAGAAGGTACACTTTTTGGATTTGATGATGACAAAGATCTAGAGGAGTATACTACTAAAGATTTTAGAGAGTTGTTTGAAGCTAACTTTCAAGAGAAAGAGAGAAAGATTAAAGAAGATGTGCCAAAAGAGTTCTTCAATGCTTTACCAGATGAATTGAAAACTGCAGCTAAGTATGTAGCAGATGGTGGACAAGATCTTAAAGGTTTATTCAGAACTCTTGCTCAAGTAGAAGAAGTATTTGAATTAGATGCAGATGATGAGAATCACCAAGCAGAAATTGCAAGACAATACTTATACGCTACTAACTTTGGTACACCAGAGGAAATAGAGTCAGAGATTGAAGACTGGGCAGATGTAGATAAGTTAGGACAAAAAGCTAGACAGTTTAAACCTAAGTTAGATAGAATGCAAGAAGAGATAGTATCTAGAAAACTTGCAGAACAGGAAACTAAAAAAGAACAACAAGTTCAAGCAGCTAAAGTATATACTGATAATGTATATAATGTACTTTCAACTGGAGAACTTGATGGAGTAAAACTTGACAAGAAAGTACAGAACATGTTGTACAGTGGATTAGTTCAACCAAACTATCCTTCAATATCAGGTAAGCCTACAAATATGTTAGGTCACCTATTAGAGAAGTATCAATTTGTAGAACCAAGACATGATCTTATTGCTGAAGCACTTTGGTTATTAGCAGATCCAGAAGGATACAAAAATAAAATCAAAGACCAAGGTAGTAAGACTGCAACTGAAAAAACAGTTAGAATGTTAAAAACTGAGGAGGCTAAAAAGATTTCATCTTCTACAACTCCTGATGAAAAACAATCTACAAGAAAAACAACTACAAATAATAACACAATACCAAGATCTTCTGGTAGTGGTATGTTTAAAAGATTTTAATTAATAATAAATAAATAAATACAAATGGCAACTCCAGTATTAAATAATGGTATTTTCCTACGTGATACGGCATACAATGCTAGTTCACATGTTGATTCTTACCATTTACAAAACATGCTAAAAGATGCAGAACCAATGGATTTAGGTCCAGTAGACTTATGGGCTATGGCTCAAAAAGTTGAAATGCCTTTATACCAGTTGTCTTCTTTTGGTGGAAAAAATGTTATCAATGTAGATAACGCAAGAGGTGAGTACAAATGGCAAACTCCGGTATCAATTGATCTTCCTTACATAGTAGAAGATATTGAGCCTAACAACTCAGCTAAAGGTATTGAAGGTACAACTTTCAAAATCAAACTTAACAAAAGAGAATTTGGACATGGTGATATCATTACCTATGACAAATACAATGGAGTTGAGATGTACATTACTGCAGATGATATCTTACCAATTGGTGATGGATTTATCTATACAGTTCAGTTAGTTAACAATGATAACTACAAGTACATTGATAATGCTTATTTAGCTAATGGTACTAAAGTATTCCGTAAAGGTTCTGCTAGAGGTGAGTATGGTGAGAGATTCTCAGACATCCAAACTAACACAGGATTCCGTGAATACTATAACTTTGTTGGTGGTGCTGAAGCTCACGTTCATTACTCTATCTCTTCTAGAGCAGATTTAATGATCAAAGGTGGTATGAATGCAGATGGTACAGTTCCTGTAACTGAAATCTGGAGATCTCACTTGAAAGGATTAGATCCATCTATTTCATCTTTGGATGATATGGTTAAAGTAATGGGTAAAGACTCAGTTAAAAAAGCATTTGATAATGGTGATTTATCAAGAACTTTCTTAACTAACATGGAAGCTGCTCACTTAACTAAGATTGCTTCTGATATTGAGACTTACCTTATGTGGGGTCACGGGGGTAGAGTACGTCAAGACGGACCAGATGATGTAAGATTATCAGTAGGTTTGTGGAAACAGTTAGATAACTCTTTCAAACGTATCTACAACAAAAACAACTTTAACTTAGATTTATTCAGAGGAGAGTTATATAACTTCTTCAATGGTAAGGTTGAGTTCCAAGGACCAGATCCTAAACGTCAACTTGTTGTTCAAACAGGTATGGGTGGTATGAGAATGGTTAATGAAGCAATTAAACAAGAAGCTATTTCTTCAGGTTTATTGATTCAAGCTGCTGATATCGGTGCTATCACTGGTAAAGGTATGGACTTAAATTTTGGTTTCTCTTACACTTCTTACGTTATACCATTCTTGGCTAATGTTAAATTTGTATTGAATCCTGCATTTGATAATGTTCACACTAATGATATTGAGAACCCAATCATTGATGGTTTCCCATTATCTTCTTATTCATTCATTATCTTTGATATCACAGATAACACTAATGACAACATTTACATGTTGAAATTATCTTGGGATAATCAATTGAAATGGTGGTACCAAAATGGAACAATGGATTACATGGGTAGATCTCAAGGATTCCAATCTTCTGGACAATTCAACGGTTACCGTGTAATGATGTCTCAAACAATGCCAGCTATTTGGGTTAAAGATCCAACTAAAGTATTGAAAATTGTTATGAGAAATCCTATCACTGGTGGATCATTCTAATATGTCAAACTAGAAATAAAAAAAGGAGGGGTTAATTCTCCTCCTTTTTTTATATATTTACAATTATAAACATTTTAAAACCAACACAAAATGGACTTTACACACGTAGAAGTATTTAACACAAACAAGAGTAACAAGATCTCAATCAAACCTTACTTTGACAACTCAATGTCAAATATGGGATTAGAACATTATGGCCAATCATTATTTGATGGTGTAAAACATTATGAGCAACTTGCTTGTTTAGAGCAAAATGGAGTAGTAAGATATGTAACAGGATTAAATGAATTTGCTCCTGAGATCAGATTATTGCCTGCAGAAGAGAAAGCTGCAAAAACAAGAGAAATCAGAATTGCCGTTGCTGAACTAGAAAAAGAACTAGCAGCTAATGTATT